AGTTATACGTGTCGTACCCGCGACCTACGTATTTGCGGAGATCACGTTCCATTAGAACATCCCCGGATACAGAGCCGGAGTGTATCTCTCGCTCGTTACTTCTACTCCAAGAAAACTATCTAGAACTAGACGCGCTGAAATCTTTTTGGCGTCGTAGGAAATTGTGCGGATAACTAAGTCCTCAAATGATATCTGAACGATGTCCGGCATTGAAGCCAGTACCATTTCAATCTTTACGCCAATCTCTGTAGTGACGCTACGAAAGCTTTGAATTAGTTCGCGGGTTACGTTGTCGAATGCTATTTCTACATCGCGAGCTGATTCACCGTCATCTACTGGGAGTCGGACCGTCATTGGTAAAGCCGTGTAAACAAGACTTCTCGACGTTATGTCAGATGAGTTATTAACTAGGCGGGCGGTGAAAGTAGGATGAGTCAAAGTAATAAGCGCCAAGAACGGGTCGTTAGACTCCTGAGCGAATAACTGCGCCTTAAGTTCGTTACTTAAGTCGTTACTCATAGAAAATTAGTCCTTGCGAACAGTCCGTGAAATTCACGGGCCATTCTATCATATGCTAAAGCCGCCTCGCGGGACGTGTCATAGCGGCGAGACTGTTTGCGCACTCCATTGGCAGTTATCAGCGCGCGATACTGATTTCTCGCGCGATCAAAATGCACACCCTTATATTTTATTTTTTTCTTTTTCCATCCCCCGCGATTCTGTGCCGATTGATTTTTTGTGCAGACGCGCAAGTTCTTCCTTGAATTATTTAGCTGATCTCCGTCTATATGGTCAGCGATCATGCCTTTTTTAGTCCCAAGTATCAGAGGACCTATCCCTTTAACCTTTCCTTTTATAGAAGTTATGGGGTATCCGTCGCTAGTGATACTCCACGTAAATTCCGACAGCCACTCGAAGTCGCAAGCGTCTACAACTATTTTCTTATTTGTATTAGTCATAGAAATTAAATTCACGGCATACGCTCCCAATTCATACTGACTTCAAACTCTCGCCCTCCAATAGCGCGTATCTCGGGAGGAGAGATAAAACGGAATGCGGAAGACACTCCGCTTATTGGGTCATCGAATAGGAATTGATCCACGCCATTGTTAAGCAGCGTCTTGTAGAATGTCTGCAAAGTATCAATGTCATCGTAGTCAATGTAGATGGAAACTTGATAGACATCGACTGCATCGGTAAAGCGACTACGGACCTTGGCTGGACCTACGTCATTCTCCGAGCGAACTGTTGTCGAGCCCATGGCGTATGTGAAGCTATCCGCATTTACTTTTTGTTGCAGTGATACTGGCCAGTTTTCCATTAGCTACCTCGGCGCTTTAATCCGTAGGACTGATTCATGACTTTATCAAGTTTGCCCGACCCAATTGCCTCGCGGACTTTTCCGGTAATAAGAATGTCAATCATTTTCTCGCCGTTGGGTCCAGTGGTCTCAGTTTGCTTAACTTCGTTTCCGCTTTGATTAATCACGTTGATCGTTACCGGAGTCACCGATGCTTTGACGCCCAAGTCTCCGCCGCTTCCGCGTTTGAGTGGGAGAATAGCTTCCGGCCCAGCTTCGCCCATAACTCCAGTTTTATTAGATCCGTACTTAAATGCTGTAGGCTGGGAGAAGATTCCGCCCGACGCAAAGTAGGATACGGGACCGTCAAAGTATGCTCCATTTGCCGCAAAGTTAGAGTAGTTCGCATTGCTTGCCGGAGCCTGTACGGAGCTAGCCCCAGCCGTGGGAGTAATGGCCGACAGCAATGATCCGGCAATAGGCTGGATAATAGATGCACGGATAATGATTCTCTCCAAATCATTCAAGATGGAGGCCGTCATCTTGTCAAAGTTCAACTTCCCAGTATTGGTAAACTCGACGAGAGAGTTTTCCAAATCACTGAATGCCCCCTTGATTAAATCTGCTACTTGCTGAGTCGTTGTCCCGATTGACTTCAAGTAGTCTTGAAGGCCAGTACGAAACGCTCCCGACGTACTGTATTCATTGGCGGTAGAAGCGAGTTTAGAGTTGAATTCCTCAAGGGATATACGCCCGGCTTCCAAATCTTCTTTTAAGTTTTCAAGTTGGAGATTGCGTATCGCTCGGTCGTATTGATTAAAGCCGATGACCCCTTCCTTGAGGTCACGATTCAAACGAGCGACTTCAACTTTGCGGAGCATATCGTTGTACTTGCCTAGGTCTTCTTCGCCCTCTTTAAATTTCCAACGCTGCATACTCTCCTGAGTGCTGAGTATTTTTTCGTTGTACTGGGCCACTGAGATTGCTCCGGATAAATACTGTTGGTTTAGTTGAGCAAGTTGCTGTTTAGCATCTAACTCAACTTTGTAATAGGCGTTTGCGTTAGCCAAATCCTGAGTGCGGTTAGCTGTGCCGCCTTTAGCTAGCAATTCGTTGTACTGTTTCTGGGCTTCGTACTCCAGGATAAGTGCCTTCGCATGTACGTGATGGTCAGCAGCGGCCTGTCTAGCGTCCGCAGCCATCTTCTTGTACCCAGCAACAGCGTTATTAGCTGCTGATCCAGTGGGTGCGAGTTTTCCAATGTACCCCAAGAAGTCCCCTAGATACGCAATTGCCGAGGAGATGTAACTTTGCAGTTCTGCAAATCCAGATTTTAAATTCACAATAAATTCTTCGATGCTGCTGATTCCGAATCCGTACTTAGCGAGCGCAGCGATAGAGGCCGCTGATGCTGCAAACACTGCTGTCAGAGGATTCAGAAGTCCCAAAGCTCCGGCCAAACTTATAACTCCGGAGACCATTGCCGGAATCGCCGAATAGGCAAGTACAGATACCACGGTGACGATGGAGTTCATATTTTTTACGACAACATCCGTGGCCCCAGCAAATCCTTCGCTTCCCCCGAGTGCTTTATTAATCTCAAAAATTTTAATTTTAAAAGCATCCATAGCTTTAACCACGGACTGCTCAAATGTGGCGGCCATGACTTTGGCTTTCTTGTCCACTTGTTCCATGTTGTCGTAGAGAATCTTCATCACTCGCGGGACAGTTATCATTCCCTTTTCAGCTTCCTTGAGTAGATTTTGTCCAAACTCGCGACGAAGTAATTGGGTCAAGACAATGTTCTGAGACATTACGGAACGCAAGTCTTGTCCGCGAAGAACGCCAAGTGAGAACGCCTGCGATAACTGGACAGTGGCATTGGCTGCTTCCTCGGTCGTAGCTCCTGACAAGCGGAAGGTGTTCGCGATTGTCTTGGTTAGGTCAAGAACGCCTTGGCTCGAAATCTTAGCGTCCTTCATTGCCACGGACATGCGGAAGTAAGTATCCGCCACAGAGCCAATCGACTGGTTTGTCTGCTGAGCAATGCCCTGGAGCTTACCCATTGTAGAAGTTGCGGACTCCTGGCTTCCAGTCAAAGAAACCAGTTTGTTATTCATGTTCTGGATTTCATCCGACATTGTGGCAAATTGTTTTAGCGTGGCGGAACTAATCCAGGAGCTTGCCAGGCCAGATAGACCCCTCATGCTGTCGGACATCTCTTTGGTGTTTTTGTTTACGCCTGCCAGGGAGTCGGCAAGTTTTTTTAACTCCTGATTGCCAGCAGTGTTAGCGGTTACTCTTATTACCCTGGTTTCCGTTTTTCCCGCCACCTTTGTCCCCCTGCTTTTTATCAGACTCCGCCCGGTACAAACTCAAATACAAGTTGTCCAGTCGCCGTATCAGGTACGCGAATTCGTCAATGTCCCCTAATTCGTAAATCCTAGAATATTCGGCAATTGCTGTAAACGGAATAGGCTGTAAATCAAATCCACCTGGCCTACATGACGATAATTCCCAGAACGCGTCGAGATAGAAGTCTAGTCCGCCTATCTCCGGCTCTACGTCCTCGGGCCTTTTATCGAAGTACCCGCGACGTAGTAGCTCGTAGTATTGTCCAGTTTCCAACTCCTTGCGCCATTTATACATCCAGCGCAAATGGCGCGTTAAGAGTTTCCCAGGTCTTCCTTGTAGTTATTGAAATCGTTTGCGTACTTCCATAAGACATCGAAAAGGTCCGGGAGAGATTTCATCAGGCTGAGAGCCGCTTCACGGGAAAACTCGACTTCCTGGCCGTCGATTTCCACTCCGCGCCAGTCAACAAGACAAATGTCCAAGAATAGCTTTACGTTGATCTCAAGATTTTTATCGTAGTCCAGTGTGCCCATTTCAATTTGGCGGGCATACGGCTTATAGTGCGCGGCCATCGCGGCCTTAACTCGCGGATTGCTGGACTTGAACGGACGAACTAAGAATGCGGTTTTAGAATCAATCTCAAACCACACTCCATTTTCTTCGGAGTGTTTGTCGGCTTTAAAAATCTTATCCAAATTGGTTTTCATGCTTTTTCCCCCATGCCGACATACTACAAAAAGAAAACCCGCTGTCAACCAACGGGACAGCGGGTTTCAAGGGCAGCTACAAAGACGAGGGAAAAGCTCGGCAGGAGCCGCCCTCCGTCTACTTACGCCGGAATACGGAAAATATAAAGTGACGACTCGCCGTTCGAGCCAACTTTAGCAGTTCCCTTCATCTCCATCGAGATGTCTTGATTCTGTCCGCCGCTGGCCGGGTCATCGAACGACACTTGCACAGCAGGCATAAAGAATCCGTACCATCCGTCAGTGTTCTTTACGAGAAAGCCCACGCCAAAGGGAGACTGCGAGAGTTTCAAAGCGAGTAGCGGCCAGTTTGCATCCTTCAAATAGGAGCTAATGTCCACCGTCACTTGAGCAGTTCCAGGATTGTAGTTCTCGGGAGCTGCGCGACCGATACAAGTCTGTGCAGTAAGGTTGTTCTGTAACTGAATCTTAAGCGACTGGATGCACATCTCGTCTTGTACAAAGCTGCCGCTCATGCTGGACATGATGAAAGGCATATCGACAGAACCGTTGAGGGTGTTCGTAGTCGCAGCGTCGGCGATGTACTCATTGTAGCTTGCAAACTCGCTCGCTGCGTCCGCAGTGTCATACGAGTTAGCTTGCGTTGAGAAACTTCCCGAGATCAAAGATCCGTACTGGACGTTGAGTTCCATTTGGCTTACGAGAGCGCCCTTATAAACAATGGCTTTAGTCGTAAGGTCCGTGAAGCACTTCTCAATAGTGATAGATTTTTTAGTCGTTCCAACTTTCAAACGGTCGGCAATTTGATAGGTCGCAGACTCAGTAGCAGTCGTAAGGCCGCTTGCCGATGCGAAAGTCAGGGACAATGCCGACACGGTCTTTACCATTACCGGAATGTTATTTCCGGAAGCTGCAAAGTTAGATAGTAAGAGAACCTGACCCACTTCAACTCCCTCAGTGACAAAGCTGCCCGCAGCGCGAGAGAGAGTTTTAGTTGTGGCGTTCAAAGTGAAAGTGTCCGTCACGGGAGAGAAAGACTCCCACGCGTTGAACATAGCAGATTCTAAGAAGTCTTCGATTGCTTCTTCGATGGCCAACTCAAAATTATGTCCGCCGTCAACTTTAAGACCAGTAACAACTTGTCCGCTCGACATACGGTCGGTGCGGATTTGTTGCGACTCCGTAGTCTCAGGAGTTCCAGAGTATTTCTCAGACGTGAAGCGCGCCTGCTTAAACTGGTTCAATCCTCCAGCCAAGGGGGCCGCTGCATGGGCAGACTGAACGTCAGTTCCAGTGCCTGTCACAGTAACATTGACCAGGGCCGCAGCATCAGTGTCAGCTAATACAGCCGTGCGAATTTGGTTCGCAGTAGATGCCCCGTCTTCCATACTGACGCTGATAAGAGTTCCAGTAACAGTCACCACTTCGGCTCCAGCAGTGCCCGTGTCGAGATATTCTACTTGGATTAAGTTACCAGGTTCTCCGCCTTTAACAGCTTCATAGGTGAGGTCTTCGATCACGAGAGATGCCTTCACTGCATCGACTTTCGTGCCGTAAGTGGTTTCTTTTTTGTAGCGAAGGCTGACTAGATTTGACGATGACATGGAATCCCCCGTTTTAAAATTTTACTCTCACAACCCTAAATCGCGATGATACGAGACGAGAAAAGACCCGCTCATATACCCATCTTCAAAGTGAAGCGTCCCGCCGACTCCGAAGTTCATGGGTGACACGCGCTCTATCACGATGTCCCCTATTCTGCGGCCACGGATTAAATTTCGCAAGGTTTCTCCGCGCGACAATATCACATCCCCGACCCCAATCCGGGCAGTCTCCACGACATGGAAATAGATGGCCCCGACCTCGCGATAAAGTCCCTGGTCGTTTGTCGCGGAAAGGCTTATTGGCTCCTCGCCGTCGCCAATAAAGTCCAGCCCAAGCCACGCCGCATCAGGCTGCACTCCTTGATCGGCGAGTGTTTCTCCCAGCTCTCCGTAGAGTGCGGTCAAGTCTACAACTGACTCCGTGGGAGCATTAGTTTGGAGAAAACTTTTAATTTGTGTGCGGACGTATGTGCTGCTCAAACTGTTCCCCTCTCTTGTACGGAGATGACAATTGAAGGATAGAGATAGTGCCTACCGTGTGTCATTCCTTTTTGTCTCTCACGAGCATTGGCCGTGAACCTCCCTGACAGCCCTAGAGTGGCACCCGATATAAACGTAAAGCGTATGATGGAGTTGCGTTTATATTTGGCCCGTATCTGTCTCCAGGTCAGAAAATAAACTCCATTGGGAGCGAGCATTCTTATTCCCCGCGCCGCTCGTCTTCTGTCTCGTGATTTAACTGTCCGTTCTTTCCTGCGCTGAATGGTGATGCCCTGGCGCTCCAACTTCCTTGCGTAAGGTTGCGAGTTGATAAAGTTGATAAAATCCTTGTCCTCAAATTTTGGATTTGTGGAAAGCCACGCCTGCAACTCGGCCATGTTCTCGGCCACAACTTTGGAATTCCAAAGGACTACGTTTGAGCCTTTGTATCTCCCGGTATCCACGGGGGAGCGGTCGAGAATTCCCTGATAGGTTTCCATGATGATGGCCCGCATGTCTTGTCGAGCCGTAATGTCGATAGTTCCAAACGGCTGCACTGCTGTTGCAGGGACTCCAATTTTTCCATCGACAGCGACAACAGGATTTTTATCAAAGCCAGCGGCCTGTTCTTCTTTAAGTACTTCGTTGGCAGTAGATACAATTGTCGTTCGCATGAGGTTAAATAACTCGGCAAGCGTCAACTGCCCGTTGATATCTGCATCCACAGTATACTGCGGCTTTTTTCTACCGCTTTCGTAGACTGAGAATTCGACATCAAACTTAATCATTCACATCTCACTCGAAAAGCCATTGTCCCTCCGCCAAGGTCCGGCATCTCCACGATTTCGTCGATAGCCATGTGTCCAAGAAGAGAGTCGATAATTTTATCTCCGCGTTTTAGAGCTGTGTCCCAGGCTTCGTAAGTTACTAGGCCCACAGTAATTACAGCGTCAAAATCCACTCCGTCTCCAGCAGCGTCGAGAGCAAGTGGAGTTTGCACTCCCATGTACGAGATTAAAAATCCAGTCGTGTAGTCTCCAGTCACAGTGCAGTCAGCTAGCCCAGTAATAAGCCTCAAAGCCGTTTGCACTTCAGCAGCAGTATCGTCAAAGTTAAAATCGGAAGTGTCCGTCGTTCCGTAGGTAAGTTTCCACGTTCCATCAGTTGGAGCTTGATCGAATGACACTAGCTGCTCAGCCGTCCCAAAAAGACTCTCTAGCGGAATAATAAACTCTCTCCCGCGAATTACCGTATCGCTAGGTCCATCTAAAAAGCGAAAATAGTTAGAGGGAGAAATCTTACATGGAGAATACAAAATAGGATTCCCCATTCTCTTTATCGTTGCCTGGCGAGAGTGAATGCTGAGCAAAGCGTTGAATGCCCCTTTAAGGATACCCATTACGGCTCCTCTACATACTTCAGTCGGTCTGCATGGAGGACCGCCCGCTCGCTACGGTAGAAGTCGAGAATGTTCATGTTATTCCCAAGAATAGTTCCGAATGGAGACTTGCGGTCGTTGTTCGTTAGTGTGTAGTCAAAGTCTATCGAGATAGATCCGGGAATAGATATACGCTGGACATCGCTTCCAAAGTTTAGGCCCACTCCGCTCGTCTCTTTGTTGTATCTCTCCTCGACAATAGAATCCAAGACTCCAAGAACCGGGCTGGGCACCGTCGCAAATCCAGCCGTGTAAGAAACAACAGTCACATCCGCGCCGTAAAAGTACGAGCAGTCTGTACGAGTTACTGTTCCAGTACCTTTATGGAGTCGATAGCTTGTTGGGTCTAAAGTAATTCCGTCCTCAACAATAGAAAACCCCGTAGCCAACACTGGATAGTGGAATAACGAGAGCTGGCTATTAAGCGGGTAATCGCCGTAGTAGAAAGTCTCCTCCCAGTCCGTCGAGACAAAGCTGCGACGGCAGTAAGCCTCAATAACGTCTGAAACTAAAGTAATTTGATTTGTAAGAAAAGTGTCGTAGTCAGTTCCAGTAATACCAAGACGCGATTTTACGTTGGCCAGTGTATCGAGCATGTTATCTCCCGTCTCCGTGGACTAACTTATCAATCTGATCGGTTTCTTTAGATGCTCCCATGCGCCAAAATAAATGGCCGCAAACAAAGCCAACTAAAAAAGTCATTACTGGGTATTTGTACGCCATGATAATTACCGTATGACTTACGGATGCTTCGTACCCAGCTTTGAGCATTACGAATCCGTCGTATGCAAGTACGGAGATGGCCATACTGAGAACGAAAATAAATGTAATGCGCTTCCAGTCCATTTACTCCCCCTACTCTAAGACGTTTTCCAAATTGTAGTTTATTACGATGCCGACATCAGTAGCTCCCACAGAATGGTAGACCACTCGCAGTATTAGTCCGGCCACAATTTTGGCAGGATAGTTTGAAGGAGGAATGGATTGCTCAGTAGAGTCCGGATTTACATACCAGCTATTTATGAACTGGGCCAATACTCCGTTTATTGGATGGACAACTTGAAAATCTACGCTGTCCCCCCACGCCGCTCCTTTGGCCAAGAATGTGTGGCCTCCGGCAATAATGCAGTCATCAGTCATAGTTAAGTCGAGCGTAGTGGACGTTCCGTTCAGAGCAGTTCCAATAACTCCTTTAGCGTTCTTGTTTAATTTTGATTTCTCAAACGCCTGAATATTGGTCGGGTTAAAAAAAGTTCCAGTTGCCATTTTTTATTCCTCTGTCCAAATGATGTCGATGTTGAAGTTATTTCCGGACACTGTAGTAGCGTTCAAGTTTATCGCTAGAACTTCTCCAGTTCCGCGAAGGGTAGGAAGCTGAGTACCATCTTCGTAAGACCAGTCGAATTTTAACTCATCTCCAACAGTAGTAGTTGTAGGGACAAACAGCTTTTCACTATGAATTGTACCTACTGTAGTTCCCAGCGTCGGGTTCGCTGTGTATGCGCGAACTGTTGCAGTTGCGGCGGCATTTACAGAATCGAACGAAACTGCTGTCGGAACAGTAGATGTACCCGCAGAGTTGGCTGTACTGCGCTTAATCAACTGGACGTTTATGTTGCCCGCTGTCGTCTGTGTTCCGTCCATAGAAATGTGCTTAATACGAACGGTCTTTGTAGCACTCCCAGTTATCGTGAAGATGTCCGTAGCGTTATTCGCAACGGCCAATCCAGTAATTGCCGCTGAGTACGTTTGCACGTAGTTATTTTTTACTCGTACCGGAACTTCATCTCCCTGGAAAGAGTTATTAATTTGCAGAGAGTTTTGATTGATAAAGTAGACGTAGTCTATCGCCAAAGTTGTCGTCGTAACTGCCGCCGCGTTCACAATTCGAGCTACCGTGTTTACTACGTCATAGGGTCCCGGCAAATGCGTTTTATGGATTGCGACGATTTGATCGTTAATCAAGAACGCGACTTGATCCGGCTGCACTTCAATATAGTACGAGGCTGCTGTTGCGCTTGTGGCGTTAGGAATAGTTACAGTGGTAGTTTGCTGGTCGGAAGCCGTTGAGCCTTCGGAAGACACACATGTTACTTTAGTGTTGTCCGTCCCAGTAAACTGAAAGAACGCCGAAGATACAGGAGACGTTATATCATCCTTAAATCCAACTTCGATAGTTTGATTCGCAATGCGCTGAGATATGCTCAGTTGCGCGCGCATACTGATAGGACCGTAGTCTCCCGCTGAGAAAATAGAAGCTTCAGCTCCGCTCCCAGTTCCGGAAACTAAACTCACAAGCGAGTTTGCCACACTGATTGACGCAGTTCCAGAAATTGCAGAGGTCCATAAGTCTAGATTGAGCGAAGATCCGGGAAAGTTATCTCGGAAAGTTCCTTCGTCCGTAAGGACGTCGCCGCGAATAAGGAGTTGTCCATCCGGGTCCGTAGAAAGGCGGCGGCGAGCTACGAAGGTATACGGAATGCTTGGACTGTAATTATCCGTTTCATCCACATAGGCGTCAGTCGGAAGGGGAGTTGCTGCTGAGGCGTCTCCGTCGTTTACTCCGTCCGCTCCGATAGCGATTTTCACACGCTGGTATTTAACTCCCGCAATATCATCGGCGGCTACAGTGGCCCCAGCGCCAGGTGTTACGTTTACATTGTCTGCCATATTTTCCCCCTTAAGATAATTGCGTTCTTACTACGGCACCCGAAGCCGTCTTATAACTCAAGTAATATTTCGATGCCTCTGTCGTAAGCGCCAACAATAGCCCTATGGGACTTCCAGCAGCCTGGTTTAAAATCCAAGTGTCCCCCGCAGAAGGGGACACTGGATCGGATGATACTTCCGACAAAGACCCGCCGCCCGACGTTGTACGCTGATGCCATGAACCACTCATGTAATACCATTGAGTGGCGTCCACGGTTTTTAAATAAATATCTCCATCCACGGCGGCGTGGGTCGGTGTATCCGCCCCGGATGTAAAGTGGCACCCATTTTCAATTTGGAGGCCACTTTGACTTATTTCGTACGCGTAGTCTTTGTCTATTGCCATCTACTTACCTTTACAAGACAGACTTAACTACTTCGATTCGGCGAACTGTTGCAGTCACTCCAGCAGTTGTAGATGCGACTAAAAGACGCATGTTAGCCCCAGAGATGTCCACGGATACAGACAGGTTGAAGTTAGATCCTAACTTCAAAATTCCAGACTGGTTATCGTCAACGGACGACCCATCAGTTACCGCCAGCACTTCAAAGGCTTTGCGGTTAGCCGGAGTAGCTTCTTCAAAACATTCGACAAGCCATTTCACGCAAGTAACCGATGCGTGCGGGACTTGATCGACAGCAGTCGAGGTCGTGATTCCAGTAACCTGCACTCCGCGAAGTTGCATGAGCAAATCGCCGATGCGTTGGAACAAAGCTTTTACAGTGCTAGTCGCGCTGAAAAGCAAATCAACCGGAGAAGTCCAAGTTCCGAGGTTAGTCGAACCTTGAGGACGCCCCAATAAAGTGTCTTGGTTGTCATTAACGCCATCGAGTTTGGCAATTGCTGTCTCTACCGTGTCTCCAGCCGCCACGTTTCCAGACGATGCGACATAAGAACCGGACAGGTTGATACCTGTGGCGAGCGCCCAGTCAATATCCGCAATCTTAACCATGATGGAGCCGTTATAGTTAACGACTGCTTTGTTCTCGTAGCCGTTTCCATCAGGGAGATAATTCTGCACGACAAAAGTGTCGTCTTCTACCAGGGGAGAAGATGCCAATGCGAAAGTGACATTGTCTCCGCTTACGCCAGTGATTTCTAACAAAACGGGAGTTCCGTCAGCGTCAGAAATTACATACTTCCCAACTACGAAAGCACTTACGGGTAGAGCCGTACCATCGTCATCCGTGAAGGGGCTAGCCGCCATGTCACGGGTTCCGGCACCTTGGGTCTCATTCGTTAAAGCGACGACAGACTCCGGACGCCATACTCCGATGGACATAGAAGTTGCAGAGTTTAGCTGCCAATCCGAGCTATTTCCTGCGTTGGCAATTTTTTGATAAAGCTCGCCAGTTCCCGAGCGTAAGTAAATAGATCCGATAGGAGCTGCTGCTTGATCTCCTAGTCCGTTCGGAGCCGCAGACCCGGAGAGGATTCTCGCAAGTAGCCCCCCGTTCTCTGCGTATATATCTAGGCCCTTTTCAATGCCAAAAAATTGTCTTCCCATTCCCGTCCCCCTTTTTAATTAATTCGCTTCAAACGCTATACTAGCAGAAATTCCGAAAGCTTCATTATTCTGCAATCTCAACTCGACGTTCGGTCCATTAACTTCCGCAGAAAGTGCTATGTCAAATGCCTGGCCCATGATGCCGTATATCTGGTCCATCAGGTCGCCGCCATTGTTTAATACATCCATTTTAAGATAACGGCGTTGCGAAGTGGCGCTGGATTCGAGTGTAACGTGAAATGTGCCTCCGCTAAAAGTGCTTAACGGAATGCTCGTAAGCACAGTGTCACCGGAAGGGGCTACAGTCGAATCCGACGTTTGCCATATTCCGTCCGTCGTGGTCCCGCTGTTGACGTTTACTATCGACGTGCCGCCTGCGAATACCGTGGATTTGGGAATTGAAATCCAATCCGTAGTGATTCCGGTGCCGTCTGAAAACTCAAACACAAATCTAAACTCGCCGCCAAATTCCTCCAGACGAATGTCCGTAATTTGTGCTGCGTCTTGTCCTGGACTTCCATCTCGCCCATCTATTCCAGGCAATCCTTGGAATCCCCGTGGCCCCACCGGACCGGGAAGTCCGCGTAGGCCCCGTGGGCCACGTTCTCCGTCAGCTCCAGGCGAACCTCTCTGACCGCGCGCTCCCCGTGGTCCGCGAATTAAAGCGCGGTCTTCTTCGGTAAGGTCTTTAAATCGAAGTTTAAGCTCCGCTTTCTCGTCTTCTGTGAGCATGGAAAAGCGAAGTTTGAGGGAGTCTTTTTCTTCGTCGGTGAGGTCTGAAAACTTGAGTCGCAAGGAATGAAAGAACTCGCGGTGCTCGTCAAAATTAAAATCTCGCCCGTCGCGCCCGTCTCTCCCGCGCGGACCACGTAGCCGCTCGACTTCATCGGATGTGAGGTCTTCAAATCGTAGCTTAAGTCGCTCGCTGATTCCTCCCACATACTCAGTAACGATGGCTGTAATTGCATCTCTGTGCTCCTCAAAGATAAAATCGCGGCCATCAATACCAGACCGCCCATCGCGGCCCCTCGGGCCTCGCAAAGATTCAATCTGGTCTGCTGACAAATCTTCAAACTTGAGCGCGAACTCCTCGGCCAATGCACGGAAAACCCCCTCGTGTTCTGAGAGAACGAAGTCCTTGCCATCGCGACCGTCTTGTCCGCGAGGCCCACGTAAAGCCTCAATCTGTTCTTCTGTCAGGTCTTCAAATTTAAGTGCAAATTCTTTTACCCATGACCGAATTGTGTGCTCATGCTCGGAGAATACGAAATCCTTACCGTCCCGACCGGGAGCGCCTTGGGCTCCTCGCTGGCCACGAGGCCCGCGCTGCGGGAATTGCTCCGCAAGGCGAGCGTCCACCAGCTTTAAAAGTAGGGCGATTAGAACTTCATTTTCCACCGCGACCTACTTCTTAAGAAAGGTTATTGCAGCTTCCTCTAGCGCCGAGGGTTTCTTGTCGGCTGGCGGGTTGTTATTCGCCGGAGCCGCTGCCGGTTTAGTTTTTTGTTCGATTTCTGCGTCAATAACCTCATCCAGACGATCAACAGGAGTTAAGTTGTTTGTCGGAATGTAGTAGTTGTCCCCATCCGGTCCGTAGCCGGGCATACCCTCGCGCTGGCGAGCTTGGTTTGGAGTCATAGCTCCGATTGAAATCATCGTTTTGAAATAGTCAGAACGGGATTTCATATCTCCACGGAATATAGAATAGAGATCAATGTCAGTGAATCGC